CGCTTACTAACCTGCCGCCACAACCGCTCTGCAAGCGAAAGGCGAGCCCTGCTGCCGTCAGCAATGCTGCCAGTAGTCCTCAATCTGTTGTAATGCTTGGAACAGTATCCGGCTGAATACTTAAGACGGCCACAACCATCAACCTTACATAGCTCCATAATTCCTCCAGTACGTTGGCAACTGCTATGCCAATATACCAGAGGAATATATGATTAGCTAGTGGTCAACTGGTAGTAAGATCAACCACTTTTCCGCTTGCGGCCTGGTTCTTGGAAACCAGGGTGTACTCGCAGAGCAACTGCCTGCGGTCCGCATCCCCCGTCTTCGCAAGGGGATACAGGGTGAAGGATCGCAGATACGCGTAATCCCAGTAGTCCATGTCCAGAACGAGGATCGTGCGATCACGATTGAAGCGACTGGGCACGATGCGGTGCTCACCGAAGTCGGAGACATATACATCAGCCGCTGCGATGATGGTCGCCGGGCCGTTGTTATTGTCCTTGTACTGCGTCGCGATACCGGAGAACGCAGAGACCTTGGTTTTGTTGAACGGACCAGTCAGAACGATGCGCGGGTCACCGCCGCTGTTCCAGCACGCGCGGATGATGGCTTTAACCGCAGCCTCAGAGACGGAGCCTTGAGTCGAGTTATCAACCGGAGCCTGGACCAGACCGGATTGGAAGCCGGAGCTTGACGGCGAGCCGCCAGAACCCAGCGTGGTCCAGTTCGAGGACAGCCAACCTTCTACCGACGCGGAGATACGCGCAGAACCAGAACCACCTGCATTGGAGCCTTTGTTCTGGGTGATCTGGGTCTCCATATCCCTTTTCAGGGTTTTGCCGTATTTGACGAGTTGATAGGCCAGCTCGTCTTTACGACCAGCGGTGTCAACGGACTGCTGTGTTCCAGAGATACCGAACGCATACTGAGCGATCTGGCAGTAGTTCCCCAGACGCACAGTCGGAGTCACGGAGGTGTTGGTGGCGTCGTCACCTTCAATCGCCGCGTTGGTTGCGACGGCGGTGTTAAGGGTGTCGGTCTGCCACTCGTGGAAAACAGCTTTTGCTTTTGCCCGGCCAGCCATTTTCATGAACGGCGTGTCGGTCGGGGCGATGTTGTAAATCAGGTCTTCGAGATCTTCTCGATTACCGATGGCTTGAAAAGCCTGGAATGTTCCGGCTACTACAGTCATGGCAACTCCTTATTATTTTTATGAGAAGAAGTGACGAGCAACGGCTATTGCGTCCTCCGTCCTTCCGGTTTTCTTAAGTTGCGCCTTGGCCTTCTGCAATTCTTCGCGATTCGGGTCCACTTTCTCAGTCGAGCCTGGTTTTACAACCTTGGGCACACTGACGACCTTCTTTTCCACTTGGGGCTTGGCTGTTTGAAGCGCCCGATATTTCATGGCGTCGTGCAGCACTTTTATCGCTCTTGGATCGGTTACGGCATTCACCTCCGGAGCGGAATATCCGTATTCAAGACCAGTTTTTAGAACTGACCTGTATACTTCGTCATTCCACCCGGGTATTTCGTTTTGCAGCGTTTCCCTTGCTTTCTGGATCTGCTGCATTTGTGCTTCTTGCAATTGCTGTCTCTGGCTTTCAGCAAGTTTTGTCTTTTCAAACTCGATTGCCTGGAGAGTGGTCTGAAGACTCTGTATCCTCTGCATCTTCGCCGCCCACTCGGCGGGATTTTCTCTCGCCAACTGATCCAGATTCACGCCCTGTACCTCTGGTGCCAATGCTTGCCAGACGGCAGCCTCGTAGGTCTGGAGTCTTTCCTGGTACTGCTTTACTAAAGGCTCTACCTGTTGCTTGACTTGACTCTGAGCCTCTTCCCTCAGTCTCGCTAATTCCGCAGTCTTTCTTTGGTAGTCCGCCTGCATCATTCGCTGCGCTTTTAATTCGCTTAGCGAATACTTGACTTTCTCCTTAACCCCGCCCTCCCTCATCTCCTCCACTTCAAAGAGTTTCGCATCGGGGTCTAGCTCGATGGTTGCCTCTTCCGGTTCAGCTTGAACTGCTTGAGCCGGCTCCGTTTGCTCTTGCTCTTTGGGAGGTTCGTCTGAGGCGAGTATTCTTGATGCTGCTTCTAAAACATTTACATCCGGCTGCTCTTGGGCTTGGCCTTGTTCTTCTGACATTCTTTTCCTTTTAGCACTTGTTCAACTTGGCTACCGTCGATTTGGCTGAAGATTCTTTGTAGGTATGATTAACCCCACCATGAAGAGGCGTGGTCATCTTTGCTGGTTTCGCAACTCGACTAGCCCGGGGTGGAGAGCTGGTGCTTGGAACTTTTGCTTTCACGTTGCATCCTTTCTTTTACGGGTTGTGCATGAACTGAATTCCCCATCAATACTTCCCAGGGGACGGCTGAACTACATACTTGCGCTTCTCTCATCCACTCATCTGTGTATTCACAGCCCTGTACTTCAGGGAAACAGGGAATACCCTGAGTGAAGTGGACAATCTTTGCTTCTTTCGGCTGGTCGTAACCAACGAGGTGATTCCACTCTTTCGGTAACTCACCGATGGAATACGCCCACTCAAGACTCTGAGGACTTTGGGTCTCGATATATTCAGGAGTTAACTTCCGGCAGTACCAATTGTTGAAGACCATCAAAGATGGCCATTCAAACCTGAGCGGGTTTTTAACCACAGAGACAGGCTCTTTATTTCTTGGTATTTCATGGATGTCGGCGAGACATAGCATGTCCGAGTCCATGAAAACTGCCTCACCCTCGTAATTACATAACCATGGGACCAGATAACGAGTGAAAGTGAATGGCATCAATCCGCACCGTTTAATCGGAAGCTGTTCGATGATTAACGGAGTAATAGATACGGGTTTTGAGGCTCTAGAAGTAATCGAGTGGTGCAAAACTTGATAGGAGATGGGCTGTCTCGGGTCGTATCCGATGAATATCTTCATCGCTTAAATTTCAATTCTCCGATAGACCACAATCCACAAACACCGAGGACGCAGGAGAACATTCCGAATGCCATGAGCCTCGGAAGCGCTACACCCATGGCCATCGCGCTGCCAGTTCCCATCACGGCCCCAACACCAGAACAGAGAAGAAAATACATTGCCAAGACTAATTTGGCCTTCAATTGAACATCCCCACGACTTTTTGTTTGGTAGACTCCCACATGGTTTGTTGTTTCAACTGCTGTTCAGCAAACTTACCCGTTTCCATAGTTGAGATGAGATGCTGTTTCAATGTCCTTAAACTAATGAGCATCTGGCAGATCTTCTCTCTCAGCTCACAGTCTTTTACTGCGGAGGTCTGAATCCCATTGAGAAAAGCGTCCTCCAGAATAGAAAAAGCCTCTTTTAACAGAGGCTCTTCTAATAGTTGACGCGCTCGTTCCGCTCGTCGTATTTCTTCTTCAGGTGACATAAGCTAAAAGGGTGATGAATTCTTCCTCTTCTATTGCTCTCAGATAAGCCCGGTAATTAGGGGTGAATTTTTTATACTCATGCTTCAATTCGTAGACTTTGGGAACGTATTTATCGAACGTCACCAGATCTACACTGACTTGAATGTCTTTTATCCTTAATTTAGGCGGTCTTTTCTCTACCGGCTTGACCTGGTAGAACTTGGAGAGAAGCTGTCTTACTTCTCTTTCTGTGGCGTAAAGTCTCGTCCCGTCAGGAAGGATTCGGAGCTTTCTCTTTTTTCCACCGCCGACAACAGATGCAATAGATGAAACAGATGAACCCCACGATGCGGCCCACGCGGCTCCCCAACTGCTTCCCCATGAGTTCATGGACCCCACGGAATGGAAGATCCATTCCCGTTCACCAGGATTCCATTTACGTACAGGATATTCGCGTCTATCTTTCCTGAGACTGTGAAATTAAGGCTATCTGTCTTGGCCTTGATAGCGGTGATGCTGGTATTGTCCGGCGCCGTATAGCTCGCGCTCGCCAGTCGGCTGGAAACAGTCGCATCAAGATTGGATGCTGTAAGTCCTACCACTGAACCAACGGACCCAGTAACATTTCCACCCACATTTCCGGTAACGGCTGCCACTGTCGGAGTAGAGGCCGTGCAAGCAGTAGTAACGCTGGTTTTCATGGTGGCAGTGAAGTCACCAGAAGTCGGCGCATTGGTCAGGTTGGTGACGGTCGGAATCGTCACCCCGGGCTGGCTTGCCTGTAGTAATACCGCTCCCGAGGAAAGCGAAATCTGCCCCGCTCCCGTCCCGGAGGAGAGCAATACGCTCGCACCCAAATCGCGTCCAGTCTGCGCGGTGCCGCCGATCTGTTTTGCGTTGACATCCGGGGTGCCGGCCACAGCCGGCGTAAGCCATGCGGTACCCAATAGCTGCGTCACATTTGCCTTGACCACGCCGGACGTGAAGTCTAATTGTCCAGTACCGGTCCCGGCCGACAGCAGAACACTTGCGCCAATGTCCCGCGCCGTCTGAGTCGTGCCTGAAATCTTGGAAACATCAACGCGCCCGTTGGAATCAACGGTCAACGTGCTGTTTGCAGTAATCGGCTGCGGATCCCAGGCTTCAAATACGAACGCGCCCCACGCGTCGTTGGTTGTCGTGTTGTTCGGGCCGCCATACTTGATGTTGGTCGATGCCACGACGACTTCCACACCATAAGCAGCGTCGAAGTTGGTAGCGCCCGGTGTCAACCCTGTGGCGATAAACTCGCACTGGCACGGACAGCTTTGGGTGGCCGCGTTCATCGTGCCCGGGAAGTCCTGTGGCGTTACCCGCCCAACGACGTTTGCGCCGTTCAATACGCCGAGCAGCACGGTCGGCACTGTAGTGGCGCCGGTGATCGTTGTTCGCAGCTTGAACAGCACCATGCCATGCGCCGGGACCGTTATCGCCAGGCGCAGATTCGTAGTATCAAACGCCGTCATCGCCAACAGCGAAGCGGTTGATTTGCTTACTGCAGCCGCCGGATCGTACAGCTTGGCGCCGAGCAGGTTCACTCGTCAGTTACTTCAGCCCCGAGATTTCCTTTCTCGTCTCGATAGGTGCTGACCTTTCTTTTAACCGGACCCTGTTTTGCATCCACATGAACATGGATGGGTTGGGAGTCTTTTTCTGGTTTGATCATCTGAGAAAGCATTTGGATCATCTGCTGATTCGTTTTAGCGGATTCAGCCTGAGCATCCGCTAGTTTCTGAAGCCCCTCAGCGACCATCTGAAGGCCCTGATCTTTCTCGTCTGGTTCTTCTTCTTGTGCTTGTGCTTCCTGTTGAGCCTGTTGTTCTTTGGAGAGCATCCTGTTCTGGTGATGCTCGTGCATCTGATTTACGGCGTTGGTTCTGGCTTCATGTAAATGCTGATTCTGCGCATTCTGAGAATCGTGGTAGTGCTGCATGTTCTGGAGATTGGTCTGAGAAGCTACGTCTATGCCCTTTAAGGAAGCCTGGCCGGCCATGTCCGCCATCTGCATCCCGGCTTCGTGTTGAAGGTCTTCCTGGTGCATCTGGTACTGAGCTTGTAGTGTCAGTTTCTTCTGCTGGTCCTGCATCATGGCTTTTTGGGCCATCAGTTGGATCTTGGGATCAATCCGAGGTTGTGCGGGGGGAAGAGTGGAAGGATCTGTGAAGAACTGGGTCGCGAGTTTCGGGAACACAGCCTTTGCGTAGGCCATTCCCGCATGGTAGGCATTTTGTTCTGTCACGACCCTTCCACTCAAACCGACTTGAGCCATGCCTTGCTGAATGTTAAGAATCCCCATGGCTCCGTTCAAGACTGTCTGCTGAGACCCAGTCCCAAGACCAACAGTGATCGTCATGGTGATCTTGTCCTCCCACTGTCTCGGGTCTACAGAGATCCATCCGGTTCTGGCTTTTACCTGTCTTGGACGGTTTTGATGTTTACATTCAAGTTCAAGAATGGCCTCAAATAGAGGTTTTACAGCCGTCTCGGCGAGAATCCGTCCTATGAGTTCGATCCTCTGCATTGCCGAGTCACGAGCGATCTCAGCTACATGCGCTTTAGCATTTAACGCATTAGGATCGCCGGCGAACTGGGTAGGACTTACTCCGACTCGGGAGTTTTTGACTTGGTCGAAGTACTCAAGGAGATTAAAAGTGGGAGCACCCAGAAGAGGAGTATCAATTCTAGCAACAGCGCCCATGGTTTTAACCCTGACGATGCCCCCAGGACGATTAGTAAGTAAATCGTCCATATTAACCATCCCGTCAAGAGCTTCATATCTTCCATTATTTGCAAGGTACGAGTTGTCTAAGAGTTGGCGGGTAATGGTGGATTTGATTTCCTGAATGCTCATCACAAGATCTGATATGGAGAGTCCATATAGTTTGTGCGGCATCAAAATAGGAGTTCCGGTGATAAAGGGAATCGTATCGACTTCCTCTTTATCTAGAATCGTCTTCCCGACTACGGTTATTTTCCAGAGTTCCGAGATACCGTCTTTATCCTGATCGACTCTTAAATAAGCCTCTCTGACCCACACCTCTCTGGAAGCCCCTACCCCAACTTCGTTTTTAACCGTGTCGTCGTCGAACTTGTTTCTTTCAAGTCTCTCGACGTTCCAATCACCAGTAGAGTCATCAGCAATATCATCCGGAACGGAAAAACCCATTTCTCTCAATTGAGAGATGGACTTTTTACACTTGTGCTCTACAAACCTTGCTTTTTTAATGTCGTTTGGAGTGTCCCTTGAGACTAAAGCCTCTTCAGGGGGGACAGGAACGACGCAAGTCTTTCCGTATTTTTTAGTCCTTTTGAAAACCGCGTCATGAGTAGAACCGTAGGAACTTTGATCTTGGGTGTGTTCGATTAACTCAAGACTGTCGTCCTGCATTAAAAGTGTAAATTCGTCGTCAGAAAGCCCTTGGTAGGTTTCTTTCTGGGTTTCTTCGTAGTTCTCCCAATAGACTTTCGAAAAACCGTTCTTTTGTAAGAGAGCGTCTTTGAAAAGGCAATATAGAATCAAAAATCCAGGGTTGTCTTTGTAAAAGACGTGGTTTAAGTAGTCGGTGGCGTCTTTTGCAATCTGTTCTGTCTCTGGAGATGTGGGATCACATCTCACCGCCTCATCTGAAGACACGAACATATCTATCAGGGAAGGTAAAATCCCCTCGATAGCGTCTAAAACTTCAGTGGTGACGACCTGAGACCTTCCCTCCACCTCGTTACCGTAGGGTTGTCCATAGTAATACTGCATGGACTTCCGTCTTTGTTCGGCAAGAAGACCTGAGTACATCCCGATAGACTGACTTTCTTCCTGTTCTATCAGGGACAACAGCTCTGAATCAGTCAACTTTGTACTTCGTCAGTCGAGCATTAAGCATGTGGTATTTGTTTTCCATCTCTTTTAGCCTCCCTAAAACTTCATCGAACTTTTTATCAGTATGTTCGGTGAGTCCGTTTTTTATTGTTTGGTTCAAGTCCTGAACTTCGGCCCTTAAAGCTTCTACTTGTACTTGTAAAGCAATGCTCATGTGGTAATCCAGACTCCGTTTGAATTTCTTCTCAACCCGAAACTGATACTTCCAGAAACGACAGTGTCTATATGCACCGCCCCGTCATTCCTGATGACGTTCCCGAACCTTGATGTAGATGTAGCACCAGGAGTAGCGGTGGTTGTATAAAGCCCCCCATCGACACTGAAGGCCATTCCTTGTCTGAAAATCGCAGTAGAAGGAACTGCTCCGGGTGAATCAATCTTGTACATCTGATTCCCATTCCCAGCCCAGCCGTGAACCGTGACCGAATTGGAGGGTTTTGAAGCAGTAAGTTGTAGAACCCCGTCACTAATTGGGAGTTTTTTTGTATTGATCATACGATCCCGGTTCTTTTTGGGTATTGAATGGGAGTGGACCATTCCGTAGAGTTGTTCATGGTCAGGGAGTGAAGGGCTGCGTATTGAGCCGCTTCACAAGGGTGACTAAAATCATTCTTATCCGGCTCGTCTCTGAACCTCTCATCACCCGCAATCTGGACTCTTTTGAACTGATATCTCCCGTTCATTCCCCTTCTTGTGTAGTCAGCTTTGGGATCTATCAGAAAACCGGGGAGTCCATCGGTCATTTTCGTCAGATATTTAACGATAGCCTCTCTTCTGGCTATAAAACCGTTTGTAGAGGCTGGTACGGCAGGGATTCCCTGTTCCGCGAGTTCCATGAAACAAGTCTTCTCGTCGGTGTCTTTTCTTGCCACACCAGAGGGATCACCCACAGCCTGAAATTTGTGATTGTGGTAATTCAAAGCCAGATGAGGTTTTACAACGTCTCTGGCGAATTGACGTATCCCCATGTCTTTTGAAACCAGCTCGTCTAAAACTCTGAATTGACCCCTTGGAGTAAGTTGTGAGATGACACAAGCCGGGGTTAATCCATAGTCAAAACCCAAAATAAGAGGAAGTCCCTCGATGGGTTTTAACGGTTTACAGTGGATGTCGTCGTTGTATTCAGGATAGACAGGCTTCCCGTCTACTACACTTCCATAAGTTCCTAGAAGGAAGACTTTTATCCATTCCTTCTTCTTCCCCGAGACCTGTCTTAAATAATACTGGTGCCCTCCGGGGAGGTTTTGGATATTCTCTGCGTCAGGATTGGGAACGTATTCCCCGTTCTCTTCCTTAAGTCCCCCAGGTTGTCGAAAGAAATCCCAATCTGGAGGCTTCTGCTTTTCTGCCAGCCTGAAATACCAGTGATCGTCGTCCGGTGGGTTTGTATCCAGAAGAACACCCGTCCAAGTCGGACCCCCCATTCTTTTTGGGGGAAATCGTCCAACTCGCTGGGTGCACATATCGAATACAGGCTTAGCCACTTCCCCGGCTTCATTAATCCATGCTCCGGTCAATTCCAGACTTTTTAACTTTCCAATCTCTTCGGGTCTGTCTAGAGGGAAAAACAATACCTCCATCTCGACCCTCGTTTTATCAGGGAGGTCTTGAGTTACCCTACAAGAAATAGGCGCGTCCCACTTCATCTGTCCGAAGGGGAACCATTCCACCCAGGTTTTTATGGTTGTACTTTTAAGCTCAGGATAGGTGTTTCTAATTACCGCCCAACGAGACTTTCTGACGCCATTAAAGGGCTCCTGCTCGCAGGCTCTTCTAAAGATCTCGATACAACAGGCAGAGGACTTACTTGAGCCCACGGGCCCCATTAAACCTCTTACAAAGGCATCAGACTTATGGAAGGACTCAACAACCGGACCGGCGGGGGTGTAGCTGATTAATTCAGACAATCACTTCTTCTTGCCGTGGTAGTTTTTCTGACCGGGGGCGGCTTGGGCTTTTCGAGCTAGAGCGCCAATTACTCCACCAGGGACTCCTTGGGCTTTTAACTGGGCAGCCCTTCCTCCGTAGCCCAATTTATTAGACTTTCCGTGAAACGATCCCGACGTCTTTATCTTTCCCACGTTTCCTTCTCACCCATTCGCGTTGATAAATCCTTCTCTTCTCTAAATCGGAGTACTTCCCATGTCGACTACCAGAGTTAGATGCAGGAGTACTGTCGACTACCAAGCATTTCTCATGCATCCATGATTGTCTGAACCAGTATTCCTTGCCGCAGCCTTTACAAATGCGATCCATAAATGTGTGTGTGAGGGAGAGCGACGCCAATGGCTGCCACCCCTCCCCCGGTCGTTTTCTCCCTCCCGCCGGGCCAAAATAAGAGATTCCTTACCCGGACAACCTGATACCTAATCAGGCACTCTCACATACATATCAATGACTTACGGATGATGTGTGCTAGGATTGTGACAGATGGGATATTTGTTGCGGTGCTTTGTTGGATCGCGCGCAGGCGAACACAACTAATCGTGCGTCGCTGCTATTTCTCTCTCTTGTTCTGTTCTGTTCAGGTTTATCTGAATAGCCACCGGAGCTTGGCTATTAGCTTTCTCTTGTCCGTAGATCCTGGATAGACATCTTTCTAATAGCCATTGAGTTCTGCGCTCTTTAGACTCGGCGGCTTTCATCAATTGAGCGCATCTGTTGATCTCGACTTGCCCCTCGGCGGTTTCCAGCTCTTTTGCCCACTTATCCCTTTCCTGGGCGGCTTGCTCAAAGGCCAGCATGGCTTTGCTTACTTGGGCCTGCTTGAACTCCTCAGACTTTTCAGCCAGGAGATAGCGATAGAGCATTTGCTCAGATACGCAATAGTCCGGGGCGATTTGGGTTATCTCCTGGCCGTTTGAATATCTCAGGAGAATGTCATCAAGCAGATCCGACCTGTCGCTATCGCTCAATTTGGCTATTGGGCGCCTGTCCTGCAATACTAGTGTTTTGGGCACAATTACTTACGTTAAGATGTAACAGAATGTAAAGATATTATCTAACTATTGACTAACTAATAAGGCTAATGGGATGATTGTCTCACTGGGAATTAACCCAGATTAGGAGAGCGAAAATGAGATTCCCCCGCGAGTTCTACATCAGCAAGGATGAACAGATCATTGCCCAAGACGGCGACCTGATTGTTTATGGCCGCGAGCTGGCGGGCAAATTCCACGCTAAGGCGTTCGGCGGGAAAAGGGCTAAATGCGATTGGTATATAGCCTTCAGGACAACCGAAGGCCGCGACAAGCACATTGCCGAGTGGATGAACGGACAGCGCGCCACAAAGGCTTACAAGGCCGAATCCAGGGCAAAGCGCGCCGCAGCACCGCGCGGCCTAGAAGTGGGCGACATTCTTGATTGCATGTGGGGATACGATCAGACGAACATCGACTATTACCAAGTAACCGCCCTGATAGGCGAGAACATGGTTGAAATCCGCGAAATCGGCTGTCAATCCGAGGAAACCGGCTGGCTCCAAGGCAAAAGCGTTCCGGCTATCAATAAGTTCATTGGCGAGCCAATGCGCAAAATCGCTAAAAATGGCTCAGTCCGCATTACCAGCTATTCAAGCGCAAGCAAGATGCAGCCAGTCGCGGAAGTTGCCGGGGCCAAGATCTACCAAGCGCAACATTGGACCGCATACGCCTAACCCATCAACATAGGAGGACATCATGCATACACCAGGACCGTGGACTGTTGACCCAGACGATAGACCGAACATGGAATGGAATAACCATATTTATGCGGCCAACGGCCTAGCTGTGTGCTTTATGGCCCATAGCGACGGCAAAGATGTCGATGCCGACGAAGCCAACGCCCGCCTTATAGCAGCGGCACCGGATATGCTGGCTGCGTTGCGGGCGTTTGTCTTAATTTTGGATAAAGGATCGCCAATCGATCTGATCCGGCTTATATCTGATGCCGGAAAGCAGGCCCGCGCAGCTATCGCTAAGGCTACGCAAGACTAACTAATGGAGGGAAATCATGAAACTTACAATTATTGATGCGTCCTGGCACCGCAACGGCGTGGCAGGCGAGGGTTTCTATGCCATTCTCTTCGATGATGCCGAGTGCGGCAGAATGATTGCATCCCTATTCGACGAAGCCGGATATTGCGCTGTCTACAATGTGCCAGAACTGGCAAGGGGCAATATAGAGTTTGGCAGCAATTCATGGCGCGGTGATCAATACGCCGAGGAACTTCGCAGACTTCTCCCGCCTTACCTGAAAAAGAACGGCTCAAACCGTATTGGTCCATTCTCGGTACCAGCTATATGAAACGCAAACCCACAAAGATCTCTAAAGCCCTCGCCTACCTTAAATCCCATCCTGGGTCTACAGCCTATGAGGCAGCTAAAGCGGTCGGAGCTGCCTTCGGACCTGTGTATTTAAGGGTAAAGAGGGATAAGGCTAAAGCCCAGGGGATCTGCCCTTGTTGTGGGCAATCCCTGGAAAAAGGGAAAGCTACGCCCTAGAGTCTGGTTCGCGTACGCCGTTTAAGGGCTTCTTGCGTCTTGCTGTATCCGCGCCCTACACCGCAGCTACGGAATTGTAGTACTGTGACTCTATACAGTAATTAAAGTTTCGTCAAGTTCTTCTTCAATTTCAAGGCTAGCCTCGTCCTGGGTTAACTGTTCCCTGACCTTGGCGCCGGTTTCCGCATCCTTTCCGACTATAACGGAATGGATGACCTTAAACCTCCGATCCCATGTCTTGTGGTATGTCGTGCGGGTAATCTTCATGGCGTCATATCGCTCCCAATCCTCGACCACCCTAACCCCGGTCCCGTCACATCGAGAACAGACAACCCTTTTGTGGATTTCCTTAACCTCTCTGACCCCGGCGCAGAATTGACACTCCGGACTGTACCATTCACCCAAAGCTAGCCTACAGGCCGTCCTTAACAGCCCGTAGTCGATTTTTGACCGCCCGACGCACTTTATCCTCAGCCGCTTGGCGGCGCGTCTGGTAAGCAGGTTTAAAGCCTCCTCGGCCCTATCCTCTTTGGCATATTTCCAATGCCAGAGAATGATTCCAAGTCGTCCAGCCCTGGCTAGGGCAGCTATCCTCGGGTCGGTCTTTCCCTTGGAT